ATGAAAGGCTGGAAGACCTGGGCGGCCGCCGGTGGGCTCTGCCTGCTGGGCCTTTACCTGGTCTACGAAGGCAAGGACGATCTTGGCATCCAGGCCATCCTGATCGGCCTGGGCCTGGTGGGCATCGGACACAAGGTGGAGAAGGGAGCGGCATCGGCGGCCGTGATCGCAGCGGCGAGGGAGCTGGCCAAGGATCGAGCCAGGAAAGTTGTGGCCCTCCAGCACGGCGACTACATACCCAGGCCCCGGCCCTCTGCAACCGATCCGGCTCATAACGATTGATGGACGATGTCGATATCGCCCAGCGCAACCAGGAACAGTTCGAGCAACTGGCCCTGCAGCTACAGATACAGTCTATGCCCCAGGGCGATGCGGCGGAAGAGTGTGAGGATTGCGGGGACGATATCCCCGAAGCGCGACGCCGGGCCGCCCCGGGCTGCACTCGGTGCATAGGATGCCAGCGGCGGTTTGAACGGCAATTAAAGGGGTGGCGAGGATGGAAGTGAATTTGGCGGTGGCCCTGATCGGCCTGCTCAAAGAGATGGGGGGATGGGGAGCGGGGGCCTTACTGGCAATCTTCATGCTGATTCCCCCACTGTTGGGATTTTTGACGGTCATCCTCGGCATCCGCGCCATCCGGTCCCTCGAGCGGACCATGGTGGACGGGATGGCCAGGGTGGAGCTGATCGCGAGCCAAATGGCGATGAAGTACGACAACAATGTCATCCTGGTTGAGGATACCCAGAAACTTGCAAGGGCGACCCAGGCGCTGGTCGACAGCGTGCTTGAGGTCGTCAAGGAAAACTCAAAGGCCATCACCCTGGCCACAGCGAGAATGGAGGGCATGCAGAGACGATGAGCGAACGCCGGATACTGAAGGGCCGCTTGGCCGAGCTGGAAGAACAAAAGAAAGGGCTGGAGGTGAAGTTCCGGTCCAACTGCGAGCGCGTGGGCGAGATCGTCAACCCGCTGATTAATGAACCTGCGGACATGAAGATCCCCGAGGCAGCAGCCTTGATGGATGAGATGGTGATGCAGCAGGCCGAGTTGCTGGGCGTCTCCGCCAAAATCGAAGAATTGCAGGAAGCCCTGTATGGCTAAGAAGGGAGACCGGGCCTGCCTCGAGCCCCAGGCCATGCGGATGTATGCAGAGGGCCGGGCGCTGTCCGATATTTCCGGGCTGCTCGATGTTTCCGTCACCAGTCTGGCCAAGTGGAAGGAAGAAAGCAAGGTTCCGTCCGCCGACATGGATGAATGGGACCGGGCCCGGACGCAGAAGCGGACCAACATTCAGCGGCTGCGTGATCTGTTCGAAGACCAGCTGTTTTTCCTGGAAGGGCTGGACGCGATTAAACGGTCGGCGCCGATGATGGACACCCTCTCTAAGATCGGCAGCTTGCTGGAGCGCTGGGACAAGATGGAGAAAGCGCAGCGAGTGGCGGAAGACGTGGTGCGGGAAGTAAAAAAGACCGGCCTGTCTCCCGACACCGTTGAAGACATCCGCCGGCAGATCCTCGGTATCGGGCAATGATAAAGACCCTGGCCGCTCCTTACGCCTTTCTCTCGTACCAGCAAGCCTGGGCTGCCGACACGGCCCAGGTCAAGGTGATCGAGAAGTCGCGGCGGATCGGGCTCTCCTGGTCCGAGGCCGGGGATGACGCCCTGTTTGCCGCCGGAACCGAGGGCGAGGACGTCTGGTACATCGGCTACAACAAGGACATGGCCGAGGAGTTCATCACCGACTGCGCCGAGTGGGTCAAGAAATATGCCCTGGTCGCCGGAGCCGTTGAGGAAGAAATCGTCAAGGATGAAGACAAGGACATCCTCACCTTCCGGATCAAGTTCGCCTCAGGAAACAAGATCGTGGCCCTGTCGAGCCGACCTTCCAACCTGCGCGGCAAGGCGGGCCGAGTGGTGCTCGATGAGGCGGCCTTCCATGACGATCTCGCCGGGCTGATCAAGGCCGCCATGGCGCTATTGATGTGGGGCGGGCAGGTGCGGATCATCTCCACCCATAACGGCGACAGCAACCCATTTAACGAGCTGATCAACGATATCCGAAGCGGCAAGAAGCCGTACAGCCTGCACCGGGTGACCTTTGACGATGCCCTGTCGCAGGGCTTGTACCAGCGAATCTGCCTGGTGAAAGGCCGGGAGTGGTCGCCGGCTGCGGAAGCCCAGTGGCGGGCAGAGATCGTCGCCTCCTATGGCGATGACGCCGACGAGGAGTTGTTCTGCATCCCCAGCCAGGGCAGTGGCACCTACCTGCCCCGGATCATTATCGAGCGCTGCATGCGGGACGATATCCCGGTGCTGCGGTGGGAGTGTAAGGATGAGTTCGCGCTGCAGCCGGATCATATCCGCCAGGCCGAGGCGCGGGACTGGTGCGACGAGCACTTGGCCCCATTGCTGGCCGCTCTAGATCCGAAGCGCCGCCATTATTTCGGTGAGGACTTTGCTCGAAACGGCGATTTGACGGTGTTCTCGCCTCTGGCTGAGAAAGAAAATCTGACCTATCGCCAGCCTTTTGTGGTGGAGCTGGCCAACATTCCCTTCAAGGAACAGGAGCTGGTCGTCTTTTTTATCATCGACCGATTGGCCCGCTTCACCTACGGAAATTTCGATGCTAGGGGCAACGGCCAATACCTGGCTGAGGTGGCGATGCAGCGGTATGGGATTTCTCGGATTGGGCAGGTGATGCTCTCCGAGGCCTGGTACCGGGCCGAAATGCCACGGTTCAAATCATTCTTTGAAGATGGGACCATCGAGGTCGCCCGCCATGCGGATCATCTCGACGATTACCGGGCGATCAAGATGATCAAGGGCGTGGCCAAGCTGCCCGACACCAAAACCAAGGGGTCGGACGGACGCCAGCGCCACGGGGATGCAGCCATCGCCGTGGCCATGGCGGTATCGGCGACTCGGATGGATGCAGTCGAATACGCCTACCATCCGGTGACCAAACGTGATTTTGAACCGGGCAGCCGCGATATCCGGACAACCGCCGGTTTCGGCGCCATCGAGGGGACCTGGTAATGCTGTACGATCATTTGGGCAGACCGATAAAAACCCAGCAGTTGACCAGCGAACTGGCGGCGCCCAGCCTCACCGGGATCCGCACGGTCTGGGACGCCACCGTGGCGGCGGGCATGACGCCGTACAAGCTGGCTACCCTGCTGCAGGGAGCGGCAGCCGGCGATATCTACGATTACCTGACCCTGGCCGAGGAGATGGAGGAACGGGATCCCCACTACCGCTGCGAGCTCTCCAAGCGCAAGCTGGCGGTGGCCTCGCTGCCGGTGACCGTGGAAGCGGCGACCGATGCGCCCAAGGATGTGCAGCTGGCCGACGAGGTCCGCGCCCTGGTCAAGAAAGCCGGATTCCGGGGACTGCTCAAGGATCAGTTGGACGCCATCGGCAAGGGCTTCTCGGTCTGCGAGATCAACTGGTCGCGAGGGGCGAAGTGGATGCCGACCCGATATGACTGGCGCGATCCCCGCTTCTTCACTTTTGACCAGGCCTCCCGCCGACAGATCCGGCTGCTTGATGAAAGCAATATGATGGAGGGGATCGAGCTGGCCCCCTACAAATTCATCAGCCATCTGCCCCACCTCAAGACCGGCATCCCCATCCGGGGCGGACTGGCCCGGGTCGTGGCCTGGTCATGGATGTGCAAGAACTACACGGTCAAGGACTGGATGGCCTTTGCCGAGGTGTTCGGCATGCCACTCCGCGTGGGAAAGTACCAGCCGGGAGCGGACAAAAACGACATCGCTATTCTCAAGGCGGCGGTGGCCAACCTGGGCAGCGACGCCGCGGCGGTGATCCCGGAATCGATGCTGATCGAGTTTATCGAGACCAAGACTACCGGCAGTATTGATCTTTTCAAGACGCTCGCCGACTGGCTCGATGCCCAGGTGAGCCGGGCCATCCTCGGCCAGACCGCAACCACCCAGGGGACGCCCGGCAAACTCGGCGGCGACGATGCCCAGGCCGAGGTGCGAGAAGACATTCGCGACGATGACGCCACCCAGTTGTCCGAGACCACCAACCGCGACCTGGTGCGGCCGTTCATCGACCTCAACTGGGGGCCGCAGGAGAACTATCCGGAGCTGATCATCAAGGCGATCGAGCCGGAGGATATCCAGATCCTGATCACCGCCCTGGAGAAGTTGGTGCCGCTCGGCCTCAAGGTGGAGCAATCGGTGGTCCGCGACAAGCTGGGCTTGCCGGATCCGGAGGAAGGGGCCGATTGCCTCGGGCCGCCGAAGGTTGAAAATCCATCGAAGTTGGATGAATCCGAATCAGATCAATCGAAGCTGCCGGTCCGGGTCAATGCCGCCCGTAACGCCATGGAGATACCCGGATTCAGGTTCACCCCCGAGCAGCAAGCCTTGGAGGCTTTAGCGGATCAAACCTTGGCCGGGGTGGATCTCGGCGCCAACGAGGAGCGGATCCTCCAAGCCGTGCTCGAGGCCGACAGCTACGAGCAGGCCATGGAGAACCTCCTGGCCCTGTATCCGGATCTTGAGATGACCAGCCTCCAGCAACTGACTGAACGGGCCATGGTCGCAGCGGAACTGTTTGGCCGATCGACCTTGGAGGCCCAGTCATGACCGTCCGCATCGAGCCCTTGCCTATGGCCGAGGCGCAGCAGTTCTGGCGCGACAAGGTCAAACTCGGCCCAGGTGAGTTCGCCAAACTCTCCGATGAAGCCAAGGTCAAGGCCTTCGCTATCTCGGGAATTGCCAAGGGCAACGAACTGGACACGGTGTGCACCGCCCTGCAGCGGGCTATCGACCAGGGTACGACCTTTGAGCAGTTCAAGAAAGATTGCGGCGATATCTTCGAGCGCCGGGGCTGGACCGGTAAGCGGGCCTGGCGGGTGGACAACATCTTCCGCACCAACATCCAGACCGCCTACAACGTCGGCCACTACAAACAGCTGAAGGATGACGGCAGCCTGCTCCCCTACTGGCGATATTCGGCGATCAACGATTCGCGCACTCGTCCTACGCACCTGGCCATGGATGGGCGGGTGTGGCCAGCGGAGCATCCAATGTGGGATACCTGGTTCCCGCCCAACGGCTACCGGTGCCGCTGTTCCGTCACCGGCCTGACCAAGAGCCAGGTGGCTCGGCGCGGCCTCAAGGTAGAAGAGATCGACCCGACCAATACCTTGATCGAGCCCGTCGATCCGCACACCGGTAACCGGATGCCGGCACGGCAGTTGCTGCCTGACCAGGGTTTCGCGCACAATCCCGGCAAGGTGGTCCATGGGGGGATAGTCGAACAGCAGACCAAGGACTGGCACCGGTTCAGACCGCTGGATAATTTACGCGGGCCGCAAGATTACCGTCGTCCGGCCTTGGAAAAGGTGCGGCCGGCGACAATCCCCGATCTCGATGCTTCGATGCTCCTACCCTCGGGTTTGAGCGATGCCGAGTACGCACGGGAGTTTGTCAGCCGGTATGGCGAGGAATTGGTGGTCAGCGACGCGATCGGCGAGCCGGTCATCCTCTCGTTGCGACCCTTTCAAGTCGTCAAGGAAGGCGAAGGGCTGGTGCAGTGGAAGTTTAGCAAGCCGGGACACGGTGCCATGATTCCCCTGATCAAGGTGGCCATCGAGCAGCCCTTTGAGATCTGGTTGACGCCGCAAAAAGACGGCTCGGGCAAGGTCAGGCTGTCAAGACGGTATGTCTGTCTCTGGAAAACCGAAGACAAGGAGCGGGTTGGCGGGCTGATGGTGTTCGAAGTGGCGGGCGGTGTGTTGCAAGGGGTGACGGCGTACATGCCCTTGAGCCATGGGGCGTTTGATCTCGACTATGTCGAGAGGCAGCGGCGGGGGCTTTTATTGTACCCGGCAAAGGGGCGATGATCGGATCGGCGCACGATCCGACACGTGACAGCCTCCGCTCGCAGGGTGGCCCCCCTGACTGTCACGTCCCAAGGAGAATATAGCCTCTGCTCTGGGAGAAAGCAAGAAAGCTTCAAAAACGGTCTGTAGTCGATCTTGGAGACCACCCGTCCCGAAGGCCGGGCCGATAGGGTCGGGTCGAATACAGGAAAGACTAAAGATAGTTTAAACGGGGTTCCTTGTGAGCGGGCTGACTTACAAAATTGATGACGCCGAGTTGCAGGAAAAAGTGGGAGAAATCAGCAACCGGATCCAAAACCGGAAAAAAGCGATGGAGGCCATTGGTGTCCTCGCCCGGGAATCGGTCCGGACTAACTTCGAGGTTGGAGGGCGACCCAACAAATGGCCGGCTCCCAAACGTCGCGACGGCCAGCCGTTGTTGGACACTGGCAAGCTAAAAAACTCCATTGGCAAGCAGGTGGACGGCGACACGGTCTACGTCGGCACCAATGTGGTCTACGCAGCCGTGCATCACTTCGGCGCCAAGAAAGGCAGCTTCGGCTCGTTTGCAGTCAAAGTTGATGCTCACCAGCGGATCGTCAAGGAAGCCTTTGGCAAAGAGCTCAAGTTCCCGGTGGCCGCCACAGTAAAAGGTCACACCCGCAACGTTAAACTGCCATGGGGCAACATCCCGGCTCGACCGTTCATGCTGCTGCAGCAGGAAGATCTGGGCGATATCAATGAACTGCTGTCCAACTGGATAATGGAAGGGAAATTATGAAACTGGTAACCGCGCTGAACAGCCTCGAAATCCCCGGCAATCCCCAGGGCGATGTGCCGAGCATGGTGGAGCTGATCCCGGCTGGTGATATCGTCGGCAGAGACGGCCGGTCATGGGTCAACTCTGCGCCCGATTCGGTGCTTGAGACCTTTACAGCTGCGGGTATGGATCTGCCGGTGGATATCGAGCATGCCACCGAACTCAAGGCTCCCGCCGGCGATCCGGCCCCAGCCGCCGGCTGGATAAAGTCCCTGCATAATATCCACGGCGCCATCTGGGGCCGTGTCGAATGGCTCCCTACCGGCAGGGATCTGATAGCCTCTAAGCAGTATCGCTACCTGAGCCCGGTCATTTTGTACAAAAAAGGCAGTGGCGAGATCTCTGGTCTGACTTCGGTCGGGCTGACCAACCAGCCGAATCTGCACCTGCAGGCCCTCAATCATAACATCGGGATCCAGTATCCCAAGGAGAACCCTATGCACAAAGCAATGCTGGCGGCCTTGTCGCTGCCCGAAAACTCCACCCAGGAACAGGCGTTGGCCAAGATTGACGGCCTGAAGGCCGATCTGGCAGTGGCCCTGAATCATGCCCACGCCCCGAGCCTGGAAAAGTTCGTGCCACGCGGCGATTACGATGCGGCGCTGGCCAAGGCCACCAACTCCGAACAGCAATTGGCCGCTATCCGCGAGGAAAAACTTGCCGGTGAAATCGAAACGGCCATCAATGCCGCCCTCGAGGAAGGGAAGATCACTCCGGCAACTGCTGACTATCACCGCGCTCAATGCCGCCAGGAAGGCGGTCTGGAACGGTTCGGCGACTTTTGCAAGGCGGCTCCGGTAATCGGCGAACCGTCTGGGCTCGAGGGCAAAAAAACGCCAAAGTCAGACAAGGCGCTGAATGCAGACGAAAGGACGATCTGCGAACGGCTTGGGGTCACGGAAGAAGAATATCTCAAAGCCAGCGCGTAACCAGGACATCCTCCAAGGAGAAACAGGATGAGTGCATTGACAAAGGACAGAGACACCAAGGAGCGGAGCGGCCAGAAGGTCAAGCTGGCAGTGGCCGCGTCGGTAACCTGCTTCGCCGGTGGATTAGCTGCGCGGGACGGTAATGGCCGGGCTACTCCCGGCGCGGTGGCCACCACCCTGCGAGGGGTCGGTCGATTTGCCGCCCAGGTCTCCAACGGGTCAACGGCAGGTGCGGTCGACGTTGAAATCGAAAAAGGTATCTTCCGCTGGGGAAATTCCTCCAGCACCGATGCCATCACCACCGCCGACATCGGCAACGACTGCTACATCGTTGACGACCAGACCGTAGCTAAAACCTCCGATACCAATTCCAGATCGGTGGCCGGGAAAGTATTTGACGTCGACAGCAGCGGCGTTTGGGTCGACATGCGCTGAGCGCAAACCATTCTTTTAAGGAGAGTATAAAATGATCATTAACAGCGGCAATATCGCCAGCGCCACCAGAGGGTTCAAGGCGGTCTTTCAGCGCGGCTTTGACTCCATCCAGCCGATGTATGCCCAGGTCGCCACCACGGTGCCGTCGACAACCCTTATCGAGGATTACGGCTGGATTGGTCAGATTCCTGGCATGCGGGAGTGGGTAGGCGATCGCCAGATAAATAATTTGAGCATGCATGACTACTCGATCCGCAACAAGAGCTTCGAGTTGACCGTGGGCGTGGACCGCGACCGGTTTGAAGACGACCAGTACGGCATATTCTCTCCGATGATGGAGTCGCTGGGCTATGAGGCCCGCATTCATCCGGACAAGCTTGTTTTCGCCCTGCTGGCCGACGGGTTTGCCTCGCTCTGTTTTGACGGTCAGTATTTCTTCGACACTGATCATCCGGTGCTTGATTCGGCCGGGATAGCGACATCTGTGAGCAACTATCAGTCAGGGTCAGGAAACCCTTGGTTCCTGCTGGACACGCGGCGGCCGCTGAAGCCGATAATCTTCCAAGACCGAAAAAAGCCCAACTTCGTCATGCTGAACCGGGAAACCGACGAGAACGTCTTCATGAGCAAAAAGTTCCTCTACGGTGTGGATTCGCGATGCAACGTCGGTTTCGGATTCTGGCAGATGGCGTATGGCTCCAAGGCCACACTCGATGCCGGCAACTTCGAGACCTGTTACGACGCCATGGGCGCATTCAAGAAAGATCTCGGGGAGCCCCTGGGGATCACTCCCAACCTGTTGGTTGTTGGCCCGTCCAATTACAGCGCCGCCAAGAAGGTGATCGAGGCCCAATTCCTCGCCGCTGGAGCGAGCAACACCAATTACAAGGCGGTTGACCTGCTTAAGGTGCCCTGGCTGGCATAACCTGCCGGCTTGGGCGTAATCTAACGAGAGGACGTGACATGGTCGAAATTACGAGCAAGAGAGATGGGTTCCGGCGGTGCGGTTTGGCTCACGCCATGGCGACCACCAATTATCCTGCTGATCGATTCTCTGCCGATGAGCTGAGCACTCTGCAGCAGGAGCAAATGTTGGTGGTAACCATTGTTCCGGACAAACCCGGTGGCGGCGGCAGCAAGGAAAAGATCAGCGCTGCCGAGGCGATCGCCAGGGCGGGTGCGGCGGAGAGCGTTGACTTGCTGGATGCAATGCTATTGGGAGAGACCAGGCCAACAGTGCTGGCGGCTATCGAGTCTCGCCGCCAAGACTTGGTAGGGGCTGAGTAACCATGGGATATGCGACCAGGGGCGATATTGATAACCGGATCAGCCAAAGCGAGTTGGTCCTTTTGACCGACGAGGGCGGCACCGGTGCTGTCCAGGATGACAAAATCAATGCTGCACTTGAGGCGGCGGATGTGGAAATCGACAGCTACCTGGCCGCCCGCTACCCCTTGCCGTTGGTCGCCCCCCAGCCGTTATTGACGACACTGGCTGTGGATATCGCCATCTGGAATTTGTACGGAGTCGTCGGCGATGCCTCCGGGGTTCCCGAGGTCCGCAAGGAGCGCTACCAGGGGGCGGTCAAGACGTTGGTAAGGTTGAGCAGTGGCAGTCAAACCCTGGGCACATCGCCGCAACAGGCAGGCTCTGAAGCGGCGGTGTTCTCGGGGCCAGGGCGCCTTTTTGGCCGCGATAAGATGAGGGGCCTGTGAACCTTTTACTGCCGGAGGTGCAAGCAGTGCTTCGGCGGATGGCCCGATTCAATCGGCCAAGCGACTGTTATATCACTCCCCATGAGAACTGGATGCCCACCGGTACCCGGCAGCCGTGTATCGGCATCAAGGATGCTGGCATCACCCGGATGGAGCTGACCTGTGGGATCATCGAGCTGACGGCAACCGTTGACTTGGTGGGGTTTGCCCGCATGACTGTCGATGGCGGGACCGCAATCGTCGGCAATGAGGGTGTTTTCCCTTTGCTCGATGAGGCAAGCGCACTCCTGTCGACCTTTTGGGATCAAGGATTCACGGGTATCCAGGGGGTGAAAATCGGCATGGATCGGCCGACTGAATTGTATCAGGCGGAAAACACACAATGGATCGTCAAGCTGGTGCGGACCATGATCTACACCGTGCAGAGATGAGTTACCTGGAGGGGTTTATGTGGCAATTGAAAAAGAATCAACCACCCTTTGAAATGGTGGACGGGCCGATGGTGGGCAGGAGTTTTTCCCACGGCATTGGGTACCAGGAGATCCCTGACGGGCTGAATCATCGGTTCGAGCACAGCGGCGAGGTGATCATCGAAAAGATGCGCCAGGAGGAGACCGCTGCTGCTGCCGTAAACGACAGCGAGCCGCAACCGACGGAATCGGCCCGGACCAAGGGCCAGAAAAAAGATAAGGAGATGACCGATGCCTAATTCGCGAGCCGGGCTCAACCTGACCGCTGTCTCCGCAAACGCGAAAGAGACCGCAATCAACACCCCGCAGACCCTGGACACCACCCTGCTGATCGACGTTGGCGATTATCTCAACCTCGACGTGCGCCGGGAGAATAACGCCGATGAGGCCAACGGCCGGGAAGAGGCCGATCTCATCTATGACAACGGCGCAACCGCCTCCGGCAATTTTACCTTCAATAAATTGCAGCCGCACCAGGCGGCCTTTATGTTGGCCTTCGGCCTGGGCAACGTCGTCACCACCGCCGCCGGATCTGGATACCTGCACACCATCACCCCGATCAGCGGCGATGTGGACATGGACCGGTCCAACCCGAGCTTCACGGCAGCGCAGCGGATCGGCCAGACCATCAACAAGCGACGCCTGGCCAGCTGCTTCATCGACAGCCTGAGCCTGACCATCGCCAAGGGTGATTGGATCAAGGGGTCTGCCTCGATCAAGGCCACCGGTCTCTTTGCCGATACCGTGATTGAGGAGGAGGTCACCGCGCTTGATAATGTCACCAGCCTGACCCTGGCCGGTGCGGTGCAGGGGGCAACGGCCGCCGAGCGACTGGACTCGGTCCAGATCGTCCGGGCCACTGTGGGCGGCGGGGTCAAGTTCGCCACGGTCTCAGCGGTCTCCGGCGCCAACCCGGCGGTGCTGACCATCGCCTCACTGGCCGGAACCGGGGTGTCGACCACCTACAAGGTGTTGTACACCCCCACCGAGCCGGCCTGGGCAACCTTCCCCCCTCGGATTATCGAAACCATGCTGAAGATGGGGCAAGCCTGTCTACACCTGGGAGGCACCTGGACCGGGACTGAATTTGTCGGCGGCAAGGCCATCGGTAGCGAGATCAAGAGCTGTGAATACTCGCTGTCCAATAACCTACAGGTGGAGTTTACGCTCTGCGCCGGCGGGGCCTATGCGGGCAAATGTTTCCGCGATGGCCGCAGCCAGACCATCAAGCTGAGCCGCGAGATGCGCAACATGCTCCTGCAGCAGTACATGGCCACGAATGAGTATTTCGGGCTGCATATCATCTGCGAGGGGGTCGAGTTCGACACCGGCCACAACTACACCCTGGAGCTGATTTTTCCGCGCCTGGGGCTGCTGAGTGCCCCGATATCCACCGATGGCAAGCGGATCGCCGAGGCCGGCGACCTGCAGGTGCTGCAGGACGGCACCTATGGTTCGGTTATCGCCCGGGTCAAGAACCTGGTCAGCGCCTACGCGGTCTGACCCTGAAACCAATGCCGCCCGAAGCTCTGTCCTCCCGCTTGGTGGGCAGGGTGGACGGCGGCACCCTTTAAAAAAATCCACCAAGCAAAACGGAGAACTCAATGCCTAGAATTGTCGGAGCAGCACAAAACGAACTGATTTTTGATGACCCCATCTCGGGGAGCGAGCTCGGCCTTTACTTTCGGATGCCGACCACCACTGAGCGCCAAGGCTACGTGAACGCGGCCGTGCAGCGCAAAGGCAAGAAGGTAACCATGCACCACGCCGAGGCCCGGATGAGATTCGGCCTTAAAATCCTCACTGGTGTCCGGGATGGCGACTTTGTGCGGATGCAGGGCAAGGATCAGGTGCCCATGTCCAGCGATCCCTCCAGCCCGAATTATTTCTCCGGCTGGAGGGAGGAGATTGAAAAGGATTGCGGAGATCTGGTGATGGCGCTGGCCGGGCAGGTCTTTGATGGCTCGCCCTCCCTGGTCACCCAGGATGACGATGACGAGCCTGATGCCGGTGCCGGCAGCGAACCGGAAGAGGATCTGTCGGGGGAATAAAAGCAGACCTCGAAGCCCTCAAGCGGGGTCTGTGCACGCCGGACGAGGAATCAAAGTGCCGGGCCGAAAACGTGGGGGACGACGGCGACGAAACGGCGCTTGAATGGGCCTGTGAAAACTGCCCCAAGAAACGATCGAGCGACCTCAACCCCTACACCCACAAGCTGTTACGCCTCCGGTCCTTACAGGCCGGGGGCTATGTGATCGACAACGACGAACTCTCGGCCGAGGAATGGATGGACCTGGGCTGGATCAAGCAGGCCCTTGAACCCCCAAAAAACTGCCCTTTAATGCACGGTTAAATCATGAATTCATCCACGCTGAAAATTGCCATTGAAGTCGACGATAAAGGGTCTGTGAAGATCCGTCAATTTGGCAAGGATGCGGCGGTCGCGGGCGCCGAGGCGTCGCGTGGTTTGGGGTCCGTGCACCAAGCATCAATGAAGGCCGAGGGAGGGATTACGAAGGCGAGCGCGGCGACGTCGCTGATGAAGTCTACCCTCGTCTCCCTCGCCTCAGTCATGGCCCTGGACAAGCTCATCGAATTGGCCGACGCCTACACCCGCATCGAAGGCCGCCTGAAGCTGGTCACCGGCTCGTCTGCCGAGCTGGCATCGGTGCAGACGGCCCTCTACGACATCGCCCAAAGGTCCCGAACCGAATACATCGCCACCGCCGACGTCTACAGCCGATTCGCCCAGGCTACCAAGGGACAGAATATCGCTCAGTCTGAGCTTTTGACGATCACCGAGGCCCTGAATAAGGCCTTTGTGATCTCCGGGGCAAACACCCAGGAGCAGTCGGCCGCAATGGTGCAGTTGTCCCAGGGTTTTGCTTCGGGCGTACTGCGTGGTGATGAGTTCAACTCGGTGATGGAGTCCGGCGGGCGGGTCATTGACATGCTCACGGCCTACACGGGCAAGAGTCGCGGCGAACTGCGCGCCATGGCCGAGGCCGGGGAGATCACCGGTGATGTGTTGCGCAATGCCATCATGGCCGGGGCGGCCGGGGTGAATAGCGAATTTGAACGCATGCCGGTGACTGTCGGCACAGCCAGCGAGAAGCTTTACAACGCCCTCAGCGCGCTTGTGGCAGACGCTAACAAGGCGTCTGGTGCGACGGCCGGAATTGCCAGCTCGATTGATGGGATTGCGGACAGTATTGACCGGAATCGTGCGGGGATTATCGGTTTTTTTAAGGAAATGGCCAACGGGGCCATTATTTCCCAGGGCGGCGCCGAGATGATGGCTGAAGCCGCTGGAGCAAGCATCAACAAGATGGCCGCTGTCGTTACGGCGTCGGGGAAAATCAAAAAAGAGATTGCCGAGATAGAGGCTAAAATCGCGGTTGTCACGTCGAACGAAAGCATGCTGCCAGGTGTCAAGGCCGAGAGTTTGCGCATCTACGGCGAGCAAATCGCCACGCTCAAAGATGGGATCAAGGACCTGACGTCCTCGGCATACGTCACCGGCGAAGCGGTCGGGAAAAGTATGAATACGGTGGTGACTGCCACCAGGATGGCAGCGGAAGGGAACAAGGAGTTGGCCTTCCACCTCCTCGGCGTGAAAACCCAGTCCGAAAGCACCATGAAGGCCACCGAGGAGGCCCACGAAAAGACCATCGCCTACACCGAGACCCGCCGCGAGGCGCTGGCCCGGGAAAGAGAGGAGATGCTCAAGGGCGCCAGGAACGATGCCGAGCGGGCTAAGGTGGAACTGGCGTATCGGGCCAAGGTGGCCGATCTGGATGAGCAGGAAAGCAAACGGGCAGAAACGGCGTCCAATAAAGCCGAGTCGGCCGCTAAAAAACTGGCCCAAGAGCATCAAGCCGTCCTCGACAAGCTCCTGCCCCTGGAGGCCGAGCAACGCGAATACAACAAGCAGCTGGACATCCTCAACAAGATGGCCCCGGCGCTCACGGCTGAACAGTACAAAACAGCGCTCGAAAACCTCGCGTCCACCTTGTCTGTCAACGCAGAGAAAACAAGGGAGTTAAAAGCGGCCCGGGAATCATTGGCAGACTGGGATGTGAAGGTTGCCCAGGTCAACATGAGCGCTGCGGGAAAAGAAATCGATGATCTTCAGCGGGCAAACGCACTGATCGAGAAACGTATCGAGCTGCTGGTCGCGTCCGGCGACATAACCAGAGATGTGGCTGATCAATACCACCAAGCCTTCGGCGTCCAGCTCCAGCGCGACATTGGAGCGGTGAACGAAAAAACATCTGAAATGTCAAAGATGTTTGAGGACGTGGCCAAGAACATCCAGAGCGGATTCGCCAGCATGTTCGAGGATATCTTCTCTGGCGGCGCCAACACCATGCAGCAGCTGGTCGGCAGCATCAAGGCCATGTTTGTCAAGATGTTGGCGCAGCTGGCCACGATGGCAATTGCCAAACCCATTATTATCCCCATGATCGCCGCAGTCGGTAGCGCCATGGGAGTGTCAAACGCGGGGATCGCCCAGGCTGCCGGTACGGATGTGGGAACGATCAACAATCTTACGTCGACGGGGACATCATTGCTCGGGAGCGCAGTCACGGGCAGCTCCTTGTCGGGGTACGCCTACAATACATCGGCCCTCACCAGTGTCGCCGGGCAGGAGCTGGCGGTGCAGAACGCGGCGATATTCGCCGACAATGTCGGGGCCACCACCCTGGCCGAATCGATCTCTGACATGTCCACGTCGGCGTTTGCCGGCTGGTCTGCAGGGATACTGACGTTTGTGTCTGGGTTACTCAGCGGCGAGGACTTCGCGAAGGCCGCCGCCAAGGGTGTCGGGGCAGGTGTTGGGGCATGGGGGGGGATGAAGGCTGGGGCGGCGATTGGGACGTATATCTGGCCAGGCGTTGGAACCGCTGTAGGAGGGGTTATAGGCGCGGCTCTCGGGGCAATCGCCGGCTCCAGCATCATGGGGTCGATGTTTAAGGAGAAAGAAGACGATTTTGGCGTCCCGCAGTCGGTAGCCGCCGAGAACTCCCATTACACCGCAGGCAAAGGGTTTGTCCCCGAGGCTCATGTCTACGACCCTAACTTCAACGAGACCGCCCAGTGGTATCACCCCATCCTGTCGGCCTATAGTTCGACCGTGGCCACGATCCAGGACTCATTCGACGAGACGCTGAAAGAGTTTACGGCGACGCTTCCGGCAGAGATGCGGGATCAGATGATGGCCGAGTTGGCGTCTACTGATATGACCGCTATCCTGGCCAAAGCCTCGGAAGGCGAGTGGAAAGCCAAGGACGCTGAAACCGCGCTGAAGCAGATTGCCGAGGCTTATGCCAAAGGGCTCGACGCAAAAGTGAGCGAGGTCTATTCCCACGCCCTTGGTGATTTTGTCTCCCTGAAGGGGGCCGGCGGCCTGCTGGAGGACACCGCCGCGTGGGCAATGCTCACGGACCAGGTGCAGGCGAACATAGAAGAGGCATTCTCCGCCGCTGCGCTCCAGATCAAAGGCGGCGACATCGAGGCAGGGACCGCTGCCATCTCCAGCGTCTCGGACATCATCGCCCAGATCGGGCAGGCCATGGAGCCTATCCAGGAGATCATCGACACCAACGGGTTGAGCGAATACGAGCTGGCTATCCGGTCCATCAACCTCCAGTTTGATGGCTACTCCGAGGCCCTGAAGACCGCCGGTGTGGATATGGCAAAATACACCCAGCTGGAGGAGGCCAGGGCAATCGCCTTGAAAAAGGTGGTCGAGCAGCAAAGGGATCTCGCCCGCGCCGAACTGGCCACCGCCGGCGAGAAGGTCACCGGCATCCTGAAAACCATCGCCGACCAGGTGCAGGCGTTTGCCGACCGTGCCAGCGCCGCCGAGGCCGTCGTGGCCACGGCCCGGGACAATATCAGCGCCGGCCTGTGGGCCGCCCAGGACGAGCAACTGGCCGCCCAAGAAGAGGTCAACGCCCTGATCAAGGAGGCCGCCGACAACCTCCGGGCCTTTGCCGCAACCATTGACGATTTCCTCGCAATCATCGACCCGTCCACGTCAAGCACCGCCAGTTTGGCCAACCTCAAAGACCAGCTGATGGTTACCTCTTCGGCTGCCGCCGCCGGCGACGCCGATGCCCAGACCAAGCTCCTTACCCAAGCCCAGGCCGTGCTCAACCGAGCGGAGCAGACCAGCACCAGCGCGGTGGAATATGCCAGGGCCGAGGCCTTTGTTCGCCAGCAATTACTCATGGTGCGCTCGGCCATCACTCCCGGGGCCGATGAGGCCGCGACCTCCATAGCCAGTCCCATGGAGCAGGCTCAGGCCGCCCTGGACGCAGCCAATGCCAAGGTTGCCGAGTATCTGCAGCTGGCCCTTGAGGCCGGTGCCAATACCGACCGGACCCTGGTGATCGCCGCTGATTCGGTCACTGGTCTCACCACGGCGTACAACGAGGCCGTGGCCGCCAATACCCAAGCCCAGGCCGAATACCAGGTGGCGCTGGAGTTGACCAAGGGTCTCACGTTTGATACCTCCACCGAGATCGAGCAATTAATCGCCAATCTCGACGCGTTTGAGGTGGCCACAGACGATTTTTTAACCTCCATTGTCGGCTCTGTGAATACCACGGATGGCGCAGCCGCAGCGATCGCCGCAGCCCTCGGCCTGACCGGCACGGCAGCAGAGGCCCTGGCCTTGGGCCTCAGTGATCCGGCCCGGTCAGCCGGTGTTTTGGCGGTGCTGCTGGGACTGCCGGGCACATCGGCCACGGCCCTCGCCGCCACACTTGGGCTCACCGGTGCCGAGGCCGACATCTTCAAACTCAGGCTGACCGGATTGACCAGCGACACCTTCATTTTGACTACTCAGTTCGGCTTGACTACCGACGCCGCCCAGGCGTTGCTTGACGGTCTCAATTCGCCGGTCGACTCCCTTGCCACTTTGGATGCTCTTTTCGGATCCGCTGGCGACCAGGTGGGGGTGCTATCCGGAATGCTTGGCATCACAAGGGATCAGGTCGAATCTCTCCGGGAGGGGATGGCGTCAACCACGCTCGAATCGCTAGGCCTAGCCGATATTTTCGGGGACACTGGCATTATCGCGGTGACGCTAGGTGATGCGTTCTCTGGGATCGATGCGGACAGATTGGCCGATCAGTTCGTCGGCGCAGGCGGAGCCGCCGAGTCGGTCGAGGCATCCTTTGTCGGAGCGGATACCGCGGCGACCCTGTTGGTCAGGTCACTTGGCGGGTCGACAGCGGCATCCTCACTGCTTGCTGCCACCCTAATGGGCAACGAAGATGCCGCATCGAACCTCGGAGTGTCGTTCAACACCGTGCAGGAGGTAGCCGGATCACTGGCCGGCCAGCTTGGCCTGACCGGTGCAGCCCTTGCCAGCCTCACCACCGTGGTCAACGACATAAGTTTAGGCGGCAATGCTGCGGTTCCTGCAGCCGCGACACCCTCAGCCATTGATGCCATTTACCAGGTCCTATTCGGTCGCGATGCAGACCAGGCGGGAGAGCAGTACTGGATGGACTCCGGATTTTCCGGCTCGACCCTGTTTTCGGCGATTCGCAACGGCGCGATCGGAGCTGATATTGCCACCATGCGGCTCAGAGGCTACGCCACCGGGACCAACTATATGCTCCATGACGGTCCAATCTACGCACACGCCGGAGAGACCATTACGCCTAAGCCTTTTGTGGACTTGGAGCGCTCCGAGCGGGCCGAAACCAATGCATTACTGCGAGGAATGAGGACAGAACTTGAGAAGCTGCGAAAAACGGCCGAATCAACCGAGGACGTGTTGGTTAAGGTCACCAGGGGCGGCAGGGCTGTGCGGACAGAGGCAGCCGCATGAGAGCGACCCTGCCCCTCGAAATCACCCCCATGATGGTGCTCAGCAGCTCTGCGCCTGAAATTCATACCCCCCCCGAATGGGATTCGGGCGAGACCTACCCGCTTGGCGCGATCCGCAAGGTAGCCGGTGATTATAAGATCTACGAGTCACTGGAGCCAGATAATCAAGGAAACCCCCCTGGAGTGTCGCCCCTTTGGTGGCGAGTACTCGGGCCAACAGAGACGCCATACAGCTCACTAGCCACCTATCCTCTGGGTGCCACCTGCTCGCACGATCGGTGGTGTTTCGAGTCTCTCGCGGCGGACAATACCGGGCACCCCCTGCCGGTATGGCCTGAGAGAAAAACGGCATGGTGGATCAATGTGGCCACTACCAACAAGTGGGCCATGTTTGACCTATCCAGAACCACCCAAACCGTCACGGAAGGGCCATTGACTGTGCGGGTGGCCTTGCGGCAGCGGGCAAACACCATCGGCATCGGCGGGATGCGAGGCAATAGTCTGGAGATCAGCGCCACGTCGGTCACTGGTGGCGGGGCGGTCTATCCAAATGGCCACTCACGGTCCAAAACGGGGGTTTTCGACCTGAACACTCGCCAGGTCAACAATTACTATGAGTTCGCCTTCGAGCCGTTTTCCACCCGGGCAAGCCATGTGATATTCGATCTCCCTCCGTATTCTGACATCATCGTCACTGTGACTCTCTCCAGTAGCACCGGCAACGTCAAGTGCGGGTCGATGGTGTTCGGGACCTATATTTTTATCGGTTCCGTGATCGGCCCGGTGGTCGCGGACACCAGAGGGTTCACGGACTACACCTACGACAATTACGGCAACAAAGAGATCGTGGTAAAGCGCTCTCTGCCGTTGGCGAAATTAAAGCTCAGGTTGCCGAGTTACCTGCTCAACAAGGTGAATGCCGCAAAAATGGAGCTCGAAGGTAAGGTGGCCCTGTGGACAGGGCTCGACGACCCCGCCCTGGACTGGTTCGACACCCTGCAAATCTTTGGAGTGTGGACCAAGTTCGCTTTTGGGAACAAAACCAACAACCATGTCGAGATCGACCTGGAGACAGAGGAAATGTAATGCCGATTCCGCTTTTTGAAGATATCCCCTCCGTGCTTGACCCTGACAACTTCAATCCCAAGATGGAGAAATTGGTCGGCAATCTCAACCCCTGGACCCAAGCGCTCAACGAGACCGGGTCTGCCTTCGCGCTTGGGATGCGCGGCTCAAGCACCTCATCGCTATCCCTCGAGGAGGGGGAACAATCGCTGATGGTCGAGCCAAATCTCGGCTACACCCCAGGCATGGATCTCGTAGTTGCCTACACCACGGTCCCGACCATGCGTATGCTTGGAACCGTGACCAGCTACAATGTTGCCACCGGGGCGCTGGTGGTGGCTGTGTACAGTGCTGTCGGCACGGGAACTTATGCCGAGTGGAGCATCAGCATGACCGCGGCGGTTGACCCTGCCCAATTTGTCACTCCGGGCGGCAACCAAACCCTGACCGACAAGACCATCGACCTGTCCAACAACACCCTACTCGCCACCTCAGCCCAACTGGCCGCCGCCATCACCGACGAAACCGGAAGCGGCCCGCTTGTGTTTGCTACCGCTCCTTCTCTTGTCAGCCCGGAGCTTACGGGCACCCCGACCTCGCCAACTGCTGCTGCGGGCACAAACACTACTCAGATCGCCACCACCGCTTTCGTCTCCACGGCAGTAGCGAACTTAGTCGCGTCATCGCCGGCTGCTCTTGACACGCTTGACGAGCTGGCCGCTGCTCTGGGCGATGACACAAACTTCGCCACTAATATCACCAACGCTCTGGCCGCAAAAGCCTCTCTTGCCTCCCCGGCGTTCATCGGCGGCCCCACGGCACCGACGCCGGCAGAGGGGACCAACAACATTCAGATAGCCACCACTGCCTTTGTGCGCGCCGAAATGGTTTCAGGGAAGGCGACTTTCACGGCCAGTGGGGCCATCGCTGTCGGTGACGTGGTAGTGCTGAATAGTGATGAGACAATCAGCACGGTAGGATCGACGACAAATGCCGGAGCGATGGGCAGTGAGCAGGTGCAAGTCGCCTCATCGGTGCTTTACTACGACAAGGTGCTTCCTATTCCGGGCACCGACAAGATCGTCGTGATGTACTCAGACTATGTCGCGGTCGGAACCGTTGACCCGGTGGCAGGCACTGTCACCATGGGTACGCCTGTTCCTTTTCCATACTCTGACTCCGCCAGAATGGCGTGGCATGAAGGTGAGGGCAAGCTGGTAATCGGATTCATCTCCTCTAGTATGTATCTCGTTATCGGCACAATAACCGGGACTTCTTTATCGCTGGGAACTGCGGTGGCCGGCGGGACCGCTTCTGTCCCGTCGACTTATGGCATGGCGATGGTCTACAACCAACACCAGAACAAAATCATATTTGGGTACTGCGTTGGCAGTACCGTGATTTCAATTAGGTCAGCAACGATCAGCGGGGAGACAGTAACTTGGAACACCGCTATAAACATTGCGGTAAGCTTAACTGCCCCGTTTGTCTGTGGGTTGCAGGAGAAGGCAGGCACTCCGTATCTTTTGCTAACCACTTATGATAACGGATACAAAGCCAAGGCCTGGGTTGTTGAGGCAAACGGTGCAAGCATGTATGTCGGCACAGGTGTGCAGATAGTCGCGTCAGCTGCTTATTTCGACACTCTTGCTTACGACCAGACCAATGACAGGTTTATCCTTTGTGCGACGAATTCGACCACCTGGTACCTGGCATCGACGGCGGCAAGAGTGGTGTCGATGCTTGGCAGCGTGTCGGTATCATCTACGTTTTACTATGGGGCCTTTAGCGCCTGCTGGGACGCCGGGAAGGGAAAAGTTCTGATATGCGGAAAAGACGTAGCACAATACGGAATAGCCGCCTTGTGCTACGTTTCCGGCTCAACCTTGGTAATTGGAGACTTGGTTTACTTCAACTCATCGCAAACCCAATACCCTACCTGCGGGTATAGCGGCTATACGGACAGGGCAGTTATCGCCTATCAGGATGGGGGAAACTCTTTTTATGGCATGACCAGAGTGGTCGACACCGGCGAAATTGTCACCAACGCCGACAAATGGATCGGCATTGCAAACGCCGCGATAGCCAACGGAGCCCAGGGCCTCGTGACGATCAGGGGCGGCATCTGCTCCGCATTGTCGGGCCTGACAACCGGCATGACCTATTACATCGACGATTATGGAGACCTCGGGCAAGCAGGGTCAAGGATTTGCGGTGTCGCCCTGGCCTCAAACAAACTGTTAGTGTTAGGGAACGCATTATGATGAAAGCAGTTATTGAAACCGCCACGGGCCGGGTCGCTTTCCTCCGCCCAGCCGACTGCAGGCTTAATGTCACCGAAAGGGGACTCACCGGTGCTCTCCGGGCCTTAGATATCATGCCCGACACGCACCATGTCGAGATAGTGCCAGATAATCCAGACTTCGTAGGTGGGGCATGGGGGTGGATAGGCGGGGAGTGGGTGGTTATCGATCAAGAGAAGTATCAATCTTGGCAGACTGATCAGCAAATCCGTCTCGGCATCCAAAGACAAGAAGAGTGCGGTGTGGCCATCCAAACGATGCTCAACGAGGAGGCAAAGAAGTATCGTTACGACTCAATCTATAATTTAGGGATATACGAGGGGCGGCTACCAGAAGCGACACCCCTCGCCGACTGGGCGGCCGCTTGCTGGAAAAAGTCTTTTGAGATTGAGCAGGAGGTGCTGGCCGGTTCCAGGCCCTTGCCAACGGTAGAAGAGGTAATGGCCGAAATGCCTACTTTTCAACTCCCTCCCCCATAATCTTAGGACGGGACTGGGGAGGGTTGCACCCCTCCCCGAACCATCTAACCGTGCGCTAACACGGAAGGAGGTCCGCAGGTTCACCTGCTATAGCCCCGATGCACGCTGAGGACAGCGCACGGGGTTAGTAGCATATCACCTGCATTACCGCAAGGAGCCTTTCGTGGCATCATTGATACCCTATTTTGGCGGCAAGAGCCGCCTCGCTAAAACCATCATCTCAAAATTCCCGGCGCACCAGTGTTATGTCGAGGTGTTCGCCGGCGCGGCCAATGTCTTTTTCGCCAAGGAGGCCAGGGGCACCGAGGTGATAAATGATCTCGACCGCGATCTGATCACCCTCTACCGGACAGTCAAGCATCATCCCGAGGAACTGCATCGCCAGTTTAAATTTACTCTAGTCTCCAGGGACGAATTCAACCGGCTGATGCAGGTCGATCCCGACACATTGACCGACATCCAGCGGGCCGCTCGCTATATCTATCTCCAGCGGATGTGCTTCGGCGGGCGTAGTCGCGGTCGGGTCTTCGGAACTTCAACCACGGGTATTCCCCGACTCAATCTCTTCACCCTGCAGCGGTTACTGGAGGAAGCCTGGATCCGGCTATCTCATGTAATGATCGAGTGTCTCGACTTCCGCGACCTGATCCCCCGCTACGATCGGGACTACACCCTGTTTTTCCTCGACCCTCCATATTGGAAGATCAACGGCTACGAGCATAATTTCGTGGAGCAGGATTTCTACGATCTGGCAGGGGTGTTGGCCAACGTCAAAGGCCGGTTCTTGATGACCCTCAACGAGACACCCGAGGTGCGAAAAATATTTGAGAGGTTTTTAATCGAAGAGGTCGAGCTGAAATACTCGATGAGCAAAAAGGAAGGGAGTCGGTCCCAGGTGCGGAAGGAGCTTTTAATCAGCAATTAGCCTACACTAAGTTTCTCGTTTATCTTGCTAAAGTTTCAGCCTTTACGTGCAAGCTTACAGCTGACCCAACAGACCCTCAGGACGCGGGAGGCCCCAGTGTTTTACCCAGGTCCAGCGTCCTCCGCACCGCTCGGGCCAGGGTTTCCCGGGATATCGGTTTGGCCAGCAACGCCTTAATGCCTTCGGCCCTGGCCCTGGCTTCATCGACCGCCTCGCTAAAGCCGGTGCAGAGGATGATCGGCTGTCCAGGCCGGAGAGCGAGCATTGCCCGGGCAATGGCCATGCCGGTGAATTTGGGCATGGTCAAATCGGTAATCACCAGGTCAAAGGCCTCCGGCTCCCTGGTGTAGGCCTCGACAGCCCTGGCACTGTCGGTAAAGGCCTCGGCGGTGTAACCGAGATGGTTGAGCAGGCGCTGCATGATCATGGCCACAGCCGGTTCATCGTCGATGAGCATGATGGTTTCGGTCCCGGCCGGCAAGGCCTTTTTACCCTCTCCTTCAATTTTCAGTGCGGGCCGGGGAAGTTCGGGGAGATAGAGGGCAAAAGTGGTGCCCTCGCCTATGCGGCTGTCGACGGTGACCGCGCCTTTATAAGCGGCAACAATCCCCTGGACCATGGCCAGCCCCAATCCCGTGCCTTCTCCTTCAGCCTTGGTGGTGAAAAAAGGATCGAAAATCTTGTCAAGGAGGTCCACCGGTATGCCGGTGCCGGTATCTTTGACGCTGAGCCGTACATAGGAGCCGGTCGGCAGGGCGAGTAACTCCCGCCGCCCTTGCCGGCCGTCCAGATCCACCTGCTGCAGACCGATGGTGAGCGCACCGCCATCCTTCATGGCATGGAGAGCATTGGTGCAGAGATTCATCAGCACCTGGTGCATCCGGGTGGGGTCGACCAGGACCGTCAGCTCGAGGACCGCGATCTGGGCGCTGATGTGGATGGTGGCGGGAAAGGAAGATCGCAGCATCTTGATGACTTCCTTGATGATCAGGTGCAGCTTCAGCGGCTGAATGCGTTCCTCGGTATGATGGGAGAAGGCGAGGATCTGTTTGACCAGATCCTTGGCCCGCAGGCCGGCCTTCTGGATCTGGAGCAGGTCGCGTTTGACCCGCAGGCCGTTGTCGCCCACCTCTTCCAGGGCCATGGTGGCGTAACCGAGGATCACCGAGAGGATATTGTTGAAGTCATGGGCCACACCGCCGGCCAGCAGGCCAATGGCCTCCATTTTTTGCGCCTGGAACAGTTTCATCTCCGTTTTCTTGCGTTCGGTGTTGTCAAAGGCGACCTGCATCCGCACGATCTTGCCGTTGAGCCAGCGCACCGCCCGGTCATGGTTGACATACCAGCGGCCGGTGATCGGATTGCGGTGTTCCCATTGGCAAACCGGGCCCGGTTCGCCCTGCTCGTCGAGCAGGCGATCGTTGGTGCAGAAAGGGCAGGGGCTGTTTTCATTTTGAAAAATTCGGTAGCAGGGTTGGTAGTCATCATTTTCACCGAACAGCTCTTTGGTCCTTTTATTCATGAACAGGACCTCGTGGGTCTCCATGTCGGCGACAAAGACCTGGGCCTCAATGCTGTCGAGGATGGTCAACAGCTGCTGGTGCGAGGCCTTGATCTGCTGGGCCGCGTATCGCTGCGCGGTGATATCGATGGCAAACCCTTCCACCAGGGGCTGGGCCGAGTTGCGGTCAAAGGTGGCCGCTCCCCGTTCGAGGATCGCCCGTTCCTGGCCATCGGCGTGGAGAAACCGGTATTCGATCTCGTAGGATCGATGCGCTCTCACCGCCCGCCGCACCGAGTCCCTGACCGGTTCCCGGTCCTGGGGATGGATGAGGGCGGCCAGCGAAGCGGAGGTCCTGGCCACCAGTTCCCGGGCGGAGTAGCCGGTGAGCGCCTGGCAGCCGTCGCTGACAAAGCGGATGGTCCGATCCGGGTCGTCGTCAACGCTGAAGACCATGCCCGGCAGGTTGCTGATCAGGGCCTTGAGTTTTCGCCGCGACTCCTGTCGTTCTTCCTCCATCTGCTTCTGTTCCACCAGCTCCCAGGCCAGATCGGCAAAATGCTCAGTCTGGGCGGCGTCTTCCCCGTTGTAGCCATGGCTCTTGTTGCCGACTCCGAGGATGGCGACAATTCTTTGGCCGCGAAAGATCGGGGTCGCCAGGGCCCGGGTGAGGTGGACCTGCCCTGGGGCCAGGACCATGTCAACGGCCAGGGGGGCGGGGGCGCTGGCAATGATCGTCTGGCGCTGGTGGAGGCAATCAAGCCAGGGCGCCGCCCCTACCATGGGGGGATGATTTCTGCTGCTGTTATCGGCCGGGCTGAGGGGCGACGGGCTGGGCGCCAACCAGGCCTTTAGGGTCAGTCGTTGCTCGTCCTGATCGACAAAATGGTAAAAACCGATAGGGCTGTCGAGGAGTTGCCCCAGCTTGGCGATGGTCTGCTGGAGGAGTTGGGCCAGGGTCCATCGGTGGCTGTTCTCGAGCAGATAGACCCTCGCCTTGTTGGTTTCCCGTAAACGGATGCGATCGGTGATATCGTTGAAGGTGGCAATCACCTGGGAGGGGACGGCGCTGTACTCCCGGAACAGGGGGGTGACATTGGCGATAATCCAGAGGTCCCGGCCGGTTTTGGGATTATAGGATTTAAAGATCACCCCGGCCTCCGATCGGCCGGTGGCAAAACAACGGCTAATGGGGTTGTCGTCCTGGGTGCAGCGGCGGCCGTCATCGTAGCAGATGCGTTCAAGGCTGTCGTCACGGAGATGGTGCTGCAACTCGGTCGGAGAATAGCCCAGGATCCGCTGGGCTGCGGGGTTCATGCCGAGCAGTTCCCCGGGTGAGGCGAAATTGATCGCCCCTTCCTGCATGGATTCGAACAGGGCGCGGTATTGGGCCTCGGATTGGCGGAGATATTCCTGCTGGGTCATCTGGGCGGTGATGTCGACCATGAGCGCCAGTACCGCCGGTTGCGGCGGCGTCCCGTAGCGGATCGGTGTCAGGGAGCGGTCGAACCAGCGGCTGCCGGCCACTGTCTGCAGCAGGACCTGCTGCTGCCTGGGCTCATTGATCTCCAGGACCTGGCCGCATTCCTCCACCAGTGCCTCTGTCTGGGCGGAGGGAATGGCTTTACGGAGGTTGCGGCCGATGATGTTGATGGGTTGATTATTAGTGAGGAAGGCGACGGCCCGTTGGTTGGCGAAACGGAGATCGTCGTTGGCCCCGACCACAAAGAGCAATCCCTGCATCGCATCCACCAGCTGTTGGAAGTTGGCGTTGCTCTCGCGCAGGCAGGCCTCGACCTTTTTGGTCTCGGTGATCTCAAAAAAGATGAGGACGAAGTGGTCTGGTTGGTAGCGGTAGGCAACCCCCTCGTACCAGCGCTGGTTGGTCTGGAAATGTCGTTTGAATTTAAGTGGTTTGCCGGTGGTAACGACGCGGCCGAAGCTGCCGATCCAATCAAAGGGGTCGTCTTCGATGCCGGGATAGGCCTCGGTGATCAGGCGGCCGGTCGGATCGACTCCGGTCAGTTTGCGATAGGTGGCGTTGGCCTTCAGGCAAAAATAATTGACCGGTTTGCCGGCGCTATCATGGACCATCCGATGGTAGGCAATCCCCAGGGGGGCATGACGAAAAAGGACAGCGATCTGAGCGTCGGTTTCTTGGCGGTGAGCAGTCTGCTCCTCGAGAAGAGCAAACAGCTGTTCGAGCTCTTCTTCGGTCGGTTTGGTCATGGGTCCCCCGGTCGTCAATCAATAACAAAACCCCTTGGAGAGGATCGGGCCAAGCTGATCTCCGTCCTCCTCTTTTCATATTTTTTTATTATAGATTATAGCTAAGGGTGCGTCAAATTTAGACAAAATTTATTTTGAGTACAGGTTGGACGATGAAAGCTGCGGCACATCGGGATCTTGTATGATCAAAGAAACGATAAAGCGGGCAAGGACCGCCTCGCCCCGGCAAAAAATCAGCGACTGCCCAGAGCGTTTGCCCCTGGTCGCCAAGCACTGGGGCAGTAGCCATCCATGGTACCGACGAAGACCAGGAATCCTGGGTGCGGCCGGCAAGGTTTTTCTTTTGGCCAAGGGGAAGGGGTGGTATAAAAGATCCGTGCCCGGTCTCGAATTTGGCCGGGCGCCGGCCCCCGATCTTTATTGTCCACCCTTCCAGGATCTTCCATGGCCCAACCGACCACTGTCTCCCTGTTCATTCCCTGTCTGGTGGATGCCTGCTTTCCCGAGGTGGGAGACGCCCTGGTCAGCATTTTTGATCGGCTCGCCATCCCCCTGGCCTATGCCGAAGGCCAGACCTGCTGCGGGCAGCCGGCCTTCAATAGCGGCTATCGGCGCGAGGCGGCGGCCGCGGCCCGGCACTTCCTTACCGTCTTTGCCGGGGCTTCGGTCATTGTCTGCCCCTCCGGTTCCTGCGTGGCCATGGTCCGCCACCACTACCCCGAACTCCTGGCCGATGATCCGCTCCTGTTGGCCCGCGCCCTGGCTCTGGGGCAGCGGACCTATGAGTTCAGCCAATACCTGGTCGATGTCCTCGGAGTCACCGAGCTCGGCGCGGTCTTCCCGGCCCGGGCCACCTACCATGACTCCTGCCATCTGGTGCGGACCCTGGGGATCCGCGACCAGCCCCGCCAGTTGCTCCGTCGGGTGCGGGGACTGGACCTGGTGGAGATGGACCAGTCCGACAGCTGTTGCGGCTTTGGTGGCACCTTCAGCGTCGGCTACCCGGAGATCAGCCTGGCCATGGTCGACGCCAAGATCGAGCATATTCTCACCAGCGGCGCCGACACCGTGGTGGGCGGCGATGTCAGCTGCCTGATGCAGATCCGCGGCCGGCTGGCGCGGAGAAATCTGCCCATCCGGGTCCGCCATCTCGCCGAGGTCCTGGCGGGCGGGGATGGGCCATGAAGGCGGCCTCGAAGCACTCCTATATTGCG